GCACCCACCACAGGGCAGCGCCCAGTCGTACCCCAGACCACCCCACACCAACCCCTCAAGGAGCCAGCAACGATGCTCTACACCCACGGCGACGCCGCACTGATTACCATCACCGGCGCAAACGGCGAAACCTTCACAGTGTCCGGCCCCGGTGCAGGCTCCGAAGGCATCGAACTCGCCACCAACCCAGAAGGACTCATCGACGAAGCACCGATAAAAACCATCTGGCAACAATCCGCCTTCCAAGAAGGCGCAACCTACCTCGGCCACACCATCGAACCCCTCGACCTCGTACTCAAATTCAACCTCGTCGGCGACTACCACGACTGGGACGACATCGACTCCCGCTTCCACAAAGCCTTCCACCCCCAACACCCCGCCACCATCCACTACACCACCCACAGCTCCGGGACCCGCACCCTCGACGTCGTCAAACTAGAACATGCCACCACAACCAGCACCTACGACCCCCACATCCTCCAACACTCAACACTCGTACTCACCCTCCGCGCCCCCTACCCCTTCTGGAAAGCAGACACCACAACCCACCAACTCACCTTCACCAACACCAGCACTCAAACAATCACTATCGAAAACCCCACCGACCGACCCATCTGGCCACAATGGGCCCTCAGCGCGCCGGGCCGATACGAGCTGCCCGACTATTCCTTTGTCACCGACCCCGATCACCCTGACTACCCACGCCGCGCCCGCAGCATCATCACGCCTACGCTCTCGCGTGGCCAAGACTTGGTGATCGACTCCTACCCACGCCACGAGACCTACCAAGTAGCCGACGGCTCCGCCATCGCCGGTCGCTTCGGCGGCGTCGAGTTCCTCTACCCAATCCCGCCGCACACACCGCCGACACCAGTACAGGTGAAATGCCTCGACTCTGGCGGCTCCAGTAACCTCGTCGAACTCAAGCTAGAGAACTACTACACGCGACCATTCGGAGGAACACAATAAATGCCCACCTCCCTAACCCCCGCAGACCGTCGTCGCCTGGATGGCATCTGGGAGCACGCCGCAACAACCGCGCGCAACCGGCAAGCTAGCCGCCAACAGCCGCCACACATCCGCCTCTGGGACGGCGACTTCGCCTACGTCGCCACCCTCCACGACGTCATCGAAGCTAAATTCCAATGGAAGCTCAACGACACCGGGGTGTCCAACGTCCAGCTGCCAGCCGACCACCCGCAAGCACGTTGGGTGTTAGATGTGTGGAACCGCAGCACCCGCAATGTCCACATCACCATGGACAAAGACGGCGCGCGTTGGTCGGGCAGGCTGAAGCAAGCAACCTTGAGTAAACAGTCCTCCGGCCAGCGCTACCTCAACCTCACGTTCCTCCACGATTACGAAAACGTGAAGAAGATTTACTGCTGGCCCAACCCATTCCTGCCCGCAGCCGTCCAGTTCCCCAGATCCTTCATCCTCGCAGGCCCAACAGCCTGGGTGCTGAAAATGTACCTGCTGCTCAACCTGCGACGCTTCCACAATTCCACCTTCCCCATTCTCCAAGACCCCCTCGACTACACAGGTTCCACCAACTACCGAGACTGGCCGATTGTCATCGCACCCGGACCGCTGTCCCAGGACCATTCACCCTGGACGCTCCTAGCTAGCCGCATGAAAGGCTGGCACGAGCTGGCCGAACCGAAACTCGCAGACGCCCAACTGGCCGTCACCTGCCGACGCTGGCTCGACGGCGACCCCGAACCCTGGCCGGGGGCACGCCTGCGCAACGGCACACTGGTGGTCGACATCGTGGACAAATCCGGCGGATGGAACCCCGAAGGCACCGCCACCGGAGGCAACATCTTCACCGGCCTCGCCCGCACCGTCCAAACCCTCGCCCGAGAATTCATCGACATCGACCGAACCCCCGCACCGAACCTGCCGAACCTCCCCGAATACAACCAACCCGACCAACTCGGAACAGACCCCCGCCTGCCCTACGTGGTCTACCGCGAAGGCGCACTCACCGGCATCGAATCCTCCGAATTCACCTGGGAACCAGCCACCAGCGTCCAAGAGATCGTCGGCGGCCACTCACCCTACGGAATCAATGAAGGCATCTCCGCAGCCGTCCAAGCCGTCGGCAACATCCTCGGCACCTTCGTCTTCATCCCCACCGCAGGCACCATCGCAGACACCCTCCTCAAACCCCTCTACACCGACACACTGCTTGCGTGGATGGCCAAACAATCCACCACCCGCGCAAACACCCTCGGATGGTCCCGCTACTACGAACACTTCGCCCAAGGCGCAGACAAGGCCTACACCTTAAGCTCCATTGCCGCACTGCGCGCCGGGTTCTGGGAGACCCGCGAGAAGTTCTCCCACCGTCTCGACATCGCCGATGGTGCACCCTGGTACGTCGGTGACCAAGGCCAGGGGCACTTCTTCCTCGGTGACAGGATTGCCGCACAGATTAAGGGCCTGCCCGATGGCCGTGTGGTGGTCGAGCAGGTCACGGAGTTGACCTACGCGTTCAGCAGATCCAACCGAGGGTGGGAGATCACCTGTGGCGATCCAACCTCCCAATACAGTCCCCTGGAACAAATCATGAGCCGCGTCCGCCAAGCAGCAGGCGCACTCCACGACCTAGGAGTCGCATAAATGAACGACATTCCCTTGCAAGCAGACGCCAACATGCTCGACCCCGCCGAGCACCTCACCTGGGCACTAGTCGCACTACCTGGCCCCGGTGGAGACGCACCCCTCGTGGTGCCACCCGCAGCGTTGGCGAACTGGTCAGCCCACCTGTATCGCTGCGGGTTCCGCCACCACCCCGAACACCAGGAAATCAAGTACATCCCGCCGCAGCTCGGCGGCGACTGGATGCAAGCCCCCGGTGGCCGTTGGGTGCCCATCGATGAAGAACTGCCCCCGGAGGTCACTGCCCCGGATGTTTCCGCACTATCGGTGGAAGAAAAGCGCGTGCTGCTCGAAGCGCTGGCGGCTGAGCTTGAAGCTGGTTCGGCTGCCCCGCCAGAAGACCGCGCCATCGTCGTAGAAGACGAACCTATCCGCCCGCCGTTGCTCGAGGAACTCGACAACGACGCCGGCAATCTCCCCGAGGAGGACTAGTCGATGGCTCAACGCACCAACCTCGCACCTGAGAACAACAGCATCAACCCCGACTACCAACGGCTCGACCCCGCCAAGGCCTACGTCAACCAAGCAGGCACCAACCAAGTCAAAACACTGTCCACCATGACCAGCGGCGACGCCAAAGCCGCCATGAGGCGCCCCGTGGACGAAGCCTTTGCCCAATCACGCGGCAACCTACTAGAAAAACTGCTCAAGTCCGTACTCGACGGTCTCGGCAAAATCGCAGGCGGCGTCATCAACGGCACCCTGCGGGTACTCTCCGACGTCGGCAACCTCATCGCAGGCGTGGCAGGAGGCCTCCTCAACGGACTTGCGGGACTATTCAACGGCTTCTTCACCTCTTTCTCCGGAGCCTGGCAAGAAGAACAACGACGCCGCGACCAACAACGCGTCCAATCAGAAGCAGAGATCGCGCGCAACCAAGCCAACCTGATTAAGGTCCTCGACGACTGCGAGTCCTTCGGCACCGTCACGATCACCGAAACCCCAGACACCCCCTACAAGCGCAAATCCGGGTGGTTCGGAGACTTCAAAGTCGACGCATGGGGCTACATCCCTTGGGAGGAAATCGCCGAAGGAACCTTTAAAAACTGCCACATTGATGACGACACCAAAGTCCTCGTATTCGACCAACCAGGCCTCTGGGACATTTACACAGAAATGATCGTCGCCCACGGCGGCGTCTACAGCTCAAGCAACGAGCCGCAATTCGACCTCGAACTCTGCGTGTTCTACCCCGAAGCCACCGCAGAAGACATGAAAGAAGGTCGACGCATCTACTCCTGCATGCGCTTCGACGAGAAATACCGCGTCACCGAGGGATACATCACCGTCAAACGCACCGCCACCATCCGCGACACCGTAGCGATTAAACGCGCCGGCTGTAAGGCCACCGTGCGGTTCTACAGCACAACTCGAGTACTACCGGGAGCCAATACCACGCGTATGACTGCCCGCATGCTTGATACCTCCAACCTGCGGAAGACCATGCTGCAGGCCAAAGGCATCACCTACTAACCCCAGGAGACAACCATGGAAGACCTTGAGCAACGCATCAACTACGCCTTCGAAAACGTCGCCCGCCTCACCCGCGCATGCGATGAACCCATCCCCGACGACACCAGCTGGCCACTAGAGGCACGTAAAGCCGCACTGGAGGTCGCACAAACCTACCTCGACGGCCTGCTAGCACAGCAGGCAGAAACCACACACCCCAAGGAGGATCACAATGGCACGAACGCTGACGATTGATGTCACCGACGCAGTAGGGCAGTCACACCCCGGCGACTATGTACTGATCGAAGTTCCCCGCGCTCGTGGTTCTGCTGATGCAGTCGGTCGCATCATCCACACCGCGCCCTACCGAATCGACCTTGTGGATGGGGTAGGGCAAGCACGAGTCGAACCCGGTCCGCTGCTGGTGACCTTCCGGTGCCGTAACCGGCGAGACTCCGCACCCGTGGAAGTGATAGTGCCGACTGGTACAGGCAACATCACCCTGCGCAGCTTGATGGAGATGAAGTTTACCTTTACCCCGCCAGTGGTCTCCGCTGTGCAAGCAGCCGCAGATCGCGCAGCGGACTCCGAACGCGCCGCTATCGTAGCCCAACGCAAGACAGAGGCGAAAGCCGGCGAAGTAGACACCAAAGTAAAAACCGTCATCCGGGATGCTGCTGATCTTGTGCGTGGGGAGGTCAAAAACGATGCTGACCGCGCCCAGCAAGCCAAGCGCGATACCGAAGGCATCAAAGCCAGTACCTTGTCAGAAGCAGGGGCACAGGTTGAGAAAGCCAAACAGTACGCCGACCGGGCCGATGCCGCCGCAGGCACAGCCGCGCGCGACACTCAGACCTTGATACAGCAGAAGGTGGATGAAGCTACCCGGCAGGCGGGGATCGCAACGACCCAGAAGACCCTCGCACAAGCACAAGTGGTTGAAGCCACCGAGCAAGCCAGCGCCGCACGCTCTAGTGCGGAGCAAGCCCGCGGCAGTGCATCTGCTGCAGGAAGCTCCGCGACGTCATCACGCCAAAGCGCCGAAGCCTCCGGTAACGCACAGCGCGCCGCCGAAGCCGCCCGCGACAGGGCCGAGACCGCGCAATCCCAAGCGTCAACCGCTAAAGATGAAGCACTCGCCGCGAAGAAGACCGCCGAGACTAAAGCAAATGAGGCGAGCACCTCACGGCAGGAAGCAGGATCAGCAGAGGCCAAAGCACGCCAGCACGCCGAGGAAGCCAAACAAGCCGCAGCGTCTGCGAAGACATCCGCGCCACCCACCGGCTGGCCACGCAATGCTTTGGCAGAGGACGTCCGAACGTCACTGCAACGAGCAGACAGCAGCCTTCAGTCCTTCCCCAAAGCTTCCTCTTCGGCAGTAGGCGGAGTTCGTTTGGCTGGGGACCTCAGCGGTTCTGCAGACAGCCCGCGTGTGGCAGGACTAGCTGACAAACTAGGGCAATCAGACACGTCGGTATCGGCCACCGCGAACAAGATTGCAAAGCGCGACTCAGCAGGGCACGTCAACGTCCCCGAAACCCCCACCTCCACCACACATGCAGCGAGCAAACGCTACGTTGACTCCACCACAGTGTCCTCGAGCGAGGTCTCTGTGTCTGCAGAGGGGAGCAAGATCGCTCAACGTGGCTCGACCGGACACCTCTACGGTGAGCACCCCACCGACGAGCGCGAGCGCAACGAACCTAAAACAGTTGCCACCGTCAAGTGGGTTAAAGACAAGATCGGTGAGCAGCGAATTGCTGAGCATTCTGATTGGCCTAAGAATATTAAGCCGCCTTTGTTTTTGCCGGTGGGTTTAACGGTTGCGTGCCGCTTACCTGATGGCCAGTTGAAAGTGAGAGAGACTCCGACGGCGGACGACCACGCAGCATCCAAGAAATACGTCGACAGTAAAACCGCCGGCGCACTTAAGGGCAGCACGGGACCATCCGTATGGGGTGACAACTCCGAAGACGGAAAAGCCCCAGTGTTCACCGAAGGCGGCACCATCAAAGTCAGCGACGTCGATCTTGTCGGCAGCACCATCGGCGGTAGCCCATCAATCAGAACGCGACTATTCGGCATCGAGAATCAACTCAAGGGGCTAAGTCGCAGTGTCAAAAAGCAAGCCTTCGCTAACGGCAAGGGAGTTGCACGAGCCTCGGGCAACGTTGTTGTCATCCAGCTAATGGGCTGCACCCGTGGAGAATGGGAAAACTGGACCATCCCATCCGACTACCGACCCTCCGAAAAAAGCGCGGGCGCATTAGGCGCCAACGTCGTAGGAACAGTCTGGACATGGGTCGACACTAACGGAAAAATCTCCGTCGACGTATCTGGCTACATGAGCACAAACGAGAAAATCTACGGCAGCATCACCTACATCGTCGACTAGCCTCAGAAAGCCCGAGAAAGCTAGATCGCCTTACAATCGCTAGAATGGTGCTCGACGTGAAGATAGAGAGAGCCGAAGGGCAACATGAGCGATGACAACACCGAAAACAATGCTGCAAGTCCCCACGACGATCACTGCGATCCGTCCAGTTCAACTCCCGACGACGATCGGGCCGATCGCGACTCCCGGACAGCGGGTAGCGGCAGTCTGGAACGAGGTCGGAAAGACGTTGACCAGCTCTATGAAGAAATACGCAAAAACCCAGAGCTAATTGAACGCGTAGTCCATCTCGCGTCAACTCTGCACGCAGAGTACAGCTACCATGTTGGTCCGCTACCGCCAGCAGCAGAGCTAGAACGCTACGTTGCCGCACATCCAGACGCTGCCCGCGTCATCTTCGGAATGGCAGAAGACCAAAGCAACGCTGCTGTCGAACGTACCCATGCAGAATCTAACGTCATTCTCATCAACGCGAAGACCAATCGCGACTCCATCCTCCGCGCCCAAATAATCGGCGCACTGGGGCTCTTCGCTTTCCTCGGTCTCACGGTATTAGCGCTTGTTCTAGACCGACCTTGGTTTGCAGGATTCGCATTCTTCGCTTCCGTCATCGTCGCCTTCGGCGCCTACATCAAACCCCAACAACCCGAGCCACCAACCGACTCGACCAAATAACACGCCCCTTAAACCACCCACTGCAACACCGCAGCCGGGTGGTTTTTTCATGCCCAACCACGGGCAGAAAGGATAACCACCATGACACTATTCGGAATCGACATATCCGAACACCAAAACGGACTATCCCTCACCAAAGCCAGAGACCAAGGCATCACCTACGCCATCATCCGCACCACCGACGGCACACACCGCGACACCGTCTACCGCTCCCACGTGGAGGACGGCCGGCGCGCCGGGCTTCCACTTGCTGCCTACCACTATCTGCGCAACCCTTCGGAGGGCACGAGCATTGAGCAACAGGTAGCTACAGCGGTAGAGGTGATGGGGGAGTACCGTCTGCCGATCTGGCTGGACTGCGAAACCCCAGCGAGGTTGAGCGTTCAACATATCCGCAGGGCTAAGCAGTGCTTCGAAGACCGAGGCGTCCGTGTCCTCGGTATCTACTCGTATGTGCCCTATTGGGAGGGCTTACCCGGCGGAGAGCCTGACACTCACGAGTTCGGGAAAGTCTGGGTAGCCGCCTATGGGCGCAATCCTCGAGGCAATCCGGCGGACGTGTATCCCGGTGACAACAATCGGCAGTGGAATTACCCTCTGGGGAATCAGAAGCCAATTTTGTGGCAGTTCAACTCGAACGCTACGGTGGCAGGCTACGCTGTCGACGTTAACGCCTTCCGTGGATCTCTTGAAGAGCTCAGTGCACTCTTCGATGGCCAAGTAGCGTCAGCACCTGCGGAAGCGCCAGTCGAACCTAGCGAACGCGTGAAGGTGTTGGAGTATCCGCGCGACCAGGTAGTCCAGGACACCTATTACAACTGTGGCCCAGCGTCGACGCAGACAATCCTTCGGGCAGCCACAGGCGAGCTGGTCCCTGAGTCCACTCTTGCGCGTGAGCTTGGCACAACGACCAACGGCACCGATTACATCGGATTGATTACTCGTGTGCTGCGTGAACGCCTTCCTGCTGCGGAGTACACCACCGTTGTAATGCCAAATGACCCGCCCAGTGCGCAGCAACGTGACAAGCTATGGACTGACATCGTGCACAGCATTGACGCTGGCTTCGGTGTGGTCTGCAACATTGTCGCGCCGCGCTCCAACTATCCCCGCGGCGTCTACGGTTCTGAGTCTCCGCACTACGGAGGAGGAACGGTCTACCACTACTTCACAGCGATGGGCTACCGCGAAGGTTCCCAAGGACGCGCTGTGTGGATCGCCGACTCGGGCTTCGCACCCTACGGCTACTGGATCAGCCTTGAACAGCTGGCCACATTGATCCCTCCGAAGGGATACACCTACGCCGCAACTGCGGCACCCAACCCGAAAACCCCAACAACCCAGGAGGACTTTCTGATGTCTAACCGACCCGTCCAATCAATCATCAACCCCAACGTCACCTTCAGCGACGCAACGGAGCTACTTCGAGTGGTGGATGCAACCAACTTCGCCAACCGCGCACTGCTGGACGCTATCTGCAAAAAGCTCGACCTCCAGCCCCAGGACATCATCGACGCTGCAGTTGCAGCAGATCGGAGCAAGTAAAAATGAAACACCGCAAGCAAACCCAGTGGGCCCAGCCCTGGCTAGTGCGAAAGCTCGCCTACGCCGCAGTCTCCCTAGCATTGTTGATCGCTGTGGGAGCAGGACTAATCGACGCAGATGCAGCAGATCAGTGGCTAGGACAAGCAGACAAAGTAATTGGTGCACTCGCTATGCTCGCGCTCGGAGTGGCCTCTGCGAAGACCCACTCCGGTTCAGACTCGCGCGCTACCGATGAAGACCTCGTTGCACGTGAAAAACTCATCGATATTGTCCGAGCTGCAGCAGGTGCGGCAGCAACTCCTTCGGGTGCTGTGAACACTGTGGAGGTTGGTGCAGGGCTATCGGCTGAGCAGTACCTAGCGCGCTAGGAGGTAAAGCCATGATGAGAGGAAAACAATCATGGATACCTATGCTCGTCCTCGGTGCTGCTGATCTAGCGCAGCGTGGTCTCGACTACTCCACGGGCGATACTCCAAAGACTGGGGCCTTTTTGTCTCGAATCGAGAGAGGATTGGCCCTGGAATGGTGGGGAGTGCTGTGCATTCTGGCTGCAGGCATTGTGCTCGCAGGGGTGGTGTGGAAGTCCACGCGCACGCTAGCGACCGGTGCTATTTGCTCTGCTGCCGTGTACGCAGGGCTGGCCGCTGGCCGCATTGGTGAGCTGATCCTGGCAGGTTGGCCACCGGACGGCTGGCGCAGTGCCGTGCACTTCTCAATAATGGCTGCGATCTGGTGCTATGCCGCAGGGATGCTCTCGCTACGGGATGCTATCGAGAAAGATAGAGAGGAGCGCCGGGGTGAACGAGCAACTAGGATCGCTAATTGCCGCGCTACCTAGCGGCCCTGGATGGGCAGCAGTCGGCGTCGTCGTTGTCGTGATCTTCGGGCGAGAAGGAATCTTCTCCAAGAAGACAGCAGAAGAAAACTACTGGCTCATCGGCGCTGCGGCACGACGCTGGCAGGAAAGAAAGCGCAGAGCTGTGGAGAGGGACCGCCAGGTTGAGTCTGCAGAGATCCGCACATTGCGTAGCGAGATCGTCCGCATTGAGAACAACTACTCGGCGGATCAGAAGCGGTGGACAGATCTTGAAGATCTGATGCGTGAAGAGCTCCGCCGGCTGAAGAGTTGGACCCTCTATGTCTCTTCGTGGGCCTACCACATGAACCTCAAAGCGAAGCAGCACCAGTGGGCCGAGTACGAACCGCTAATAAACTTCGCCGAATGGCTGGAAGAGTTCGAATAGATCCCCCATTTAAAACCTGAAAAATAGCCCATTATTAAGGGTATGGTTTACCTTATTTCCGCAGGTCGTGAAGACCATGTAGAGACCAATTTTTACATGGTTTAGAAATTCTTCCAGTTTGCAACGAGGAAAGGTTGAACCCCCGTTAGCTCCAC